CGGCGCAATTCGGCCAGACGCAGCAGCGCGACCAGTTCGAGCAAGGATTGGCCAACCGCCAGTTTGGATTGCAAGATTATCAGACGCGCACGCAACTAGGCCAGCAGCAGCAAATGAACGATTGGCAGCGGCAATATCAACAAGGCCAGTTGGATTTGCAAGGCCGCGCCCAGGAGATTGAAAGCGCATACAACCAAGGACGCTTGTCCAACGAACAGCGACAAATTGCCCTGGCTGAGTTGACGCAGCAGCAGAACTTTCATTTACAGAATTTCCAGAACGATACACAACGGCAACAGGTCAATCAACAGCAGTGGATGAATGAGCAGACGGCGCAGAGCCGCAACCGGGAATTGGATCAGCAAGGCTGGATGAACCAGGCAACGATTGGCGTACAGAATCGCGCCCAGGACATTGAGCAGATGTACCGCGCGGGTCAACTATCTAACGAGCAGCGGCAGATCGCATTAGGCGAATTAACGCAGCAACAGAACTACGCGCTTGCGCAGCTTACCCAATCACAGCGTAACCAGATTGAGCAGGGACAATTGGGCGTACAGCAGGGCCAACTAGCGCTATCCGGTCAGGAACTAGCGCAAAAGTACGGCTATCAGTACGCGGAACTAGGCGCAACCCAACAGTATCGGGCGCAGCAAGAAGCACTGGCGCGAGCGCAGTTGGCCCAAGAGATGGAGATTGCCCGGATGCGTTGGCAGCAGGATAAAGAGATCGCTACACTTCAGGCGACCGGGCGCAACCGGGCGCAAAACACGCGGTGGTTACGAGCAACATAAGGAACGGCCATGCCTGACTTTAGCAATATCAGCAGTATCAATCGGTATCTGGCTAGTCTGGAAGAGGAGCGCCGACAGGCCGCTTTGCGCGAGCAGCAAGCGCGCGGCTCTTTTTTCGGGGGCTTTGGCGCACCGGCACCGCAAGGGCCACAACCGCGCCCGACCATCCCGCCTAGTGGGCCAATGCAAGGGCCACAACCGCGCCCGACCACTCCCCCCCAGGCGCCACAGTCTTTACTAGACCAGGTACAAAACAATTGGGTCGCGCCCCCTCCGCCGGTGCAAGGGCCACAACCGCGCCCCCAGGTCAACCCCTGGCAGCAACAGTTAGACGCCTGGCTAAATCCGCCACCTGTCAACATACCGGTAACCTATGATGTGCAACCGAGTCAGCCGACCTATGCGCTAGACCGACCAGACACCGGGCCGTCTGGCTTTGACGCGGTGGCAAGTAGGCCGCCAACGGTGACAGTACCGCAACAACAGCCCTTTGCTTCCTATGCTGAACCGGCGCCCGAAGATCGGTGGAACTTCCCGCAGTTTGGGGGAGGCAACCAGACTATAGCCAATGCCTACCTGCCATTGGGTGCGGCTGATGTGCTGGCGCCTGACCTAATGGAGATTGCGAAGGCGGGCGCTGGCATGGCTGGGGATACAATATGGGATGGAATCAAGGCTGGCTGGAATACATTCGGTGACGCAGCACTAGGCGCGGCGGCATGGTGGCAAGACAGTGCAGCTAAAGAGCGCTTCGATCAACAGATGGCAGATCGGGAACTTTGGCGCGGCATTGACCCGACGTGGAAAGAATTGGGCGAGAACTTTAGCCAGATTGAAGGGCCAACGGACTGGCGCGGCATTGGCGGAGCGCTGCTCACCGGCGCGATGGGTGTAGCGGAAAAGGCCACGCCGCAATGGGGCGAAGATGCCTTCGCAGCCGTAACCGGTGGTTTGCAAGCCGCACAAGACGCTATCAATCTGACGCGTGTCGATGAGGTTCCCATCGTTTCTCCGTTGATGGAAAAAGCCTTTAGCGTTGTGTCGGGCCAAAAAGCTGACATCGGCAATGACCCATTCGGCTCCTATTGGTCCGCAATGCTTTTTGCTGGAATCCCGGCAGCCGCCAAAGAGGCAGTGACAGCCGCAGCCGCCGGGGAACAGTACCCCATACAGCGCGCGCTGATTCGGTATATGGTAGCCGCAGGGGAAGAGGTGGCGCGCCAGCGTGAGGCAGTCACACCGACCGCAGAACAGGCAGCGACGATGACACCCGCCGAATTACGCAGGCAACAAGACCGCGCCAACCTCAACTTTGCCGATCCCGCCGCCGTGGCCAAGACGTTCGACGCGCTTGCTGATCAGACATCTACCGTACAGACGTTGACGCAGAAAGCGCAGGCGGCACTAAAGGCGGCAGAGTCAGAACAAGATGAAGACGCCAGACAGGAACTAATGACGCAGGCGGCAGACTTTGGTACACAAGCCTACGAGTTAGAGCATAAGCACCCAATTGCGCTGGTGAATGAGAATACCAACATTGCGCGCCAAATGATAGCTGAACTGCTACAGCCTGACGTTACCGATCTGCTCGGCGGTGTTTTTGATGTCATTGGCATGACGCCAGCAGCGCGGCGGCTGACCAGGGCTACCGGCGAAGTAATCGACCAAGATGAGAATGTGCTGGCAAAACTACTCAAGTACACGGTGACACCGGAAAACAGAAAAGCGATGGAGGCCGCAACTAGCGGCTATAATCCGGCGGCGCTGTACAAACCCTCGGCTTGGTGGACAACGGGCGAAGCGCGCGCCGGGATTGCCGCCGACAAAATGCACCGCTTTGTAACTAACCTCATGGCGGACGTTGATACGGTTGCGGATGCTAAACTGCTCTTGCGTCAGGTGGCAGAAAAACCAGCGGCACTTATCCAGGGCATAGCCGCCAATCTCTTCCAGAGTGATGGACTACTGGCACGCGCTGATCAGGATGGGCTAATCCGCTTTGGCAATATGGGCCTGCTTTCCCCGATTACTAGCACAGACAGCAATCTTATGTACAAGGTTGCCGGCTTGACCAACAAAGCCGACGACCCATTAAAGATATTCCAGCAAGTGGCCGATGAATTTCTGAATGGTGCGGAATCGCTAAAAAATGGGGTGCTGCTCAATAAGGTAGACTTTGCCAACGAATTTATTGACGCCATGCAGACGGGCGGGTACAAGTTTTACAACGTGGTAGATGAGGCGGGAAAGCTAAAGCCAAGCCCTGTAGGCCAATTGGGCGACATGTTCAGAAAGACAGTCAGTCCCATCTACATTTATCTCAATCCCGGCGGCTGGGCGACTAACTATCTTAGCGGCGTAGTGGGCGCCTTTGGTGACAAGACCTTTGCGACTGACGCTTGGAAAAATATCCAGTCCCACCTAACGAAACTCTACGGCGTAGACCCGACAGTAAGAGGATTGGAAGGGGCGGCGGGTTCCATGACGGCCGCCGGGCAGCAGCTAGGCGGCCTGTGGGGGCCGCTCAAGAAGGCCTACGGCCAAATTGATGAGACCGTAGGCACGCGCGTTTACTATGCCGGGGTTACTCATGCGCTCCAAAAAACCGGCAAGGACGTTTTACAAAACACGATGGCGCCGATCCTGCAAAGCATTGGCATCACCGACCCGCGCCAGGCAAGCAGCCTAATCAATCATCTGTTTGAAACGGGCTACAGTGGCGGTAATCTCGTAGAGGAATTTAACAAACTGGTGACAGGACAGGCGCGGGTATTCTCGCTGTCTGATGTCAATGCCGGTTGGCTCGATGCCCTGCCCGCTGACAGTCTTAGCGAGTTCTACGACATTATCCGCAAGGCGCCCGACGTGCCTACCGCCCAAACGCAGCTTACCGCCTGGGCAGACAAGGCAACCGCCTATTGGGATAATCTGATCCAGTCCTCGCCAGTCATCCCCGCGCGGCATACCTGGCTGAAACAGGAAGCGGTACAGGACGCGGCAGACCTGGCGCAAGTCGGCAAGCTGGCGCAAAAAGGCGGCGTACCAACACAGGCCATTACTGAATGGAAAAAGGCCACAACGGCCGCGCTACAGGATACACAGCGGCGCATGGAAGCGCTAATGAATGTGGTTGCAGAGAGCGCCAAGCCTGAAAACCGCTACATGCTTTATAACATCTGGGGCCAGGTGACAGACTTGACGACCGACGTACGCGCCAAGCTGGGCGACATGGCCGAACGCGCCGGCATGTTGCCAACTGCGCAACGTAATCAAGCCTGGGGAAAATATTGGGAGGAAGCGCGGCGCCTGTGGGATGAGCGCAACGCCAAAGTAAACGACCTGCTAGAGAAGGGCGCCCAGTCGGTAGCCAGTGGGGAAGCGTTTACCCCCAACCTAAGCCAGTGGGATATCTTAGAGCGAACGGCCAAAGTCAACGAACAAAAGCTATGGGACACACTGCGCCTTGAACCGGCAGCAGGCGCCTATGATCGGCGGCTGGCGCAGGTGATCGACGCTGGGCGGCAACTGACCGATAAAGCCGTTGCACGCACCTATGCGGCTGCGCGGCGCTTTGCCGAAGTAGACGCCATGGACTATATCATTTCCGCCGAACGCAATGCACAGATGGCAGGCGCGCAAGCAAGAGCCTATCTTGATGAAGTGCTGGAGGTTGCGCTAAAAAATGGCAAGTGGGAAGATTACTATAGTATTCGTAATGAGACCTGGCGGCAGCTTCGGCAGTATGAACAACAGATATGGGGCATTGCAGAGCGCAACATTGTACGGGATGGCCTCGGCGCTGAGAAGACAACCGGGCTAAAGTTTAACAATGGGTTTGACGGAGTTGTCGAGTTAATTTCTCCGGTCGAAGTGAAGGGGCCAAAGACGAGCAGGCTAGGCAGAGAGAAGACCGTTACCGAACAGACCTACACCGATTGGCTAGTCCGGCGCGAAGATGGCACCACAACTACAATCCCAGATAGCCAAGTGCCTCAGGCGCTAAAGGATAAATACCGGGGCGTCACGCCGGCGGATGTAGAAACAGCGGTGCAAGATGAACTAGATAACATTGCGAGTGCCAACCCCTTCGCCGAAGATGCCCAAAAAGTATTAGACGATCTGACCGTCAAAGCGGATGAGGGCGCGCCGGTGGTTGACGAAATAACTACACCGGTAGTAGATGAGATTGCCACTAAGAGTGTACTAACACCTGAGCAAGTACAGAAGTTACAGGCGCAAGGAATCGAAGTAGTACAGGGAGGGAAACCAGTAGCGGGAACCGTGACGGCGGCGCCTGTTACGCCGCCCATTGCGCCTGCCAGTGTTACGGGTCTGGATGCAATGGGCGGCGAGTTGGGCCGGGCGATTAGTGATAATCTAAGGATGGCATGGCGTCAAGCAGTGGAGAAAACGGGCAAACTGCCTGCGCCTGAGCAGCAAGCAAACAGCCTGATCAATCAAGTGTATGAGCGACTGATAAGGGATGGCGCTCCGCGTAATACGGATACCGTCAATATAGCGATTGACCTCACCGAAAAAGCGGGCAATGATGCCAAAAGAATGGGCGAAGTCTATAAAGACTATAAGCGACTGAGCGCACCACTACCGGCGGCACCCGTTCAACAAGCGGCGCCGGTCGCTGATGTAGCGCCATTTGTCCAGCCTGGACAGGTGGCCACCGCTGTTCAGGCAACACCCGCAGCCAATACCCTACAAACTTTGCGCGATATTGCCAAACAAGCGGGCCTACCGACCGCGAACGCCAACGGCTCACCGCTGGACTTGCCCCTATGGAACGCCGTCAAAAAATATTTTGCAGATAACAACATTCCTTTGCAGGCGCAGAAGCTGACCGACCTAGCCGGCCAGGAACTGGAACAGGCGATTCGCTTTGTTGGGGAACGGGTCGGCGTGACAAAGGCCAGCGACATGTACCGGGCGCAAGCTGCGGGCGGTGCAGCGGCGGCCAAAGACCTGGCGGCCATGTGGGATGCTGACGTAACGGCCAAGCTTGGCTTACCCAAGATGGAGATATTGGCCAAGCAATATCGGGATGGCCAACGGGTTTTTGAGTTTGAAGACCTCCACGGGACCACCGTCGCCGGAAAGCGGATTGAAAATAGTAACGATGTGTTGAAGCTGGTCGAGCAATATATAGGGCTGCGGTCGGACGTGGCCAGCGCACAGCAGACCGTCAAGGCAACCCAGAAATATAGCAAGATGAGTAAGGCCGAAATCCTGAGGGCTGAACGTGACAACCTGCTAAAAGCAGGCTATAGCACAGAAGAGCTAAACACGGCAACCCGAAATGAGATATTGCGCTTTCTTGAGATTACCACACAGAAACCATTGCCCGATCCAAGTATGGTTTTCTTCGAGGGAAGTCTTGCACCTGGGCTTGGCAACCTGGTAGAGAAAGTGAAAAAGGCACTGAACCTGGGCAACAGTGCCCAGGTTCAGGACCTAAATAAAGTGGCAGATGTTACGATACGCAACACAACGCGAGCCGGGGGCATTCTCGCTGATGATATTGCCTATGGCGCGCAGCACGCCAGAGATCAGATCGCTAATCTGCTAGCCTATGTCAATGGCAATCTTGACAACATTATGGCGCCCAAGGGGGCCATAGCCGAAGGCCAAGCGCTCAGGGCGATTAATGACTTCCGGCGCCAAGTGCTTCCCGCCTGGGACAATGCGAAGGCGGTGGCTAGTGAGTATGGCAACCGTATGCGCAGCTTTACAATGGTGGACTTCGCCAATAATACACGCGTGGATGAATTATTGTCACTCGCTTTTCCCTACTCGTTTTGGTCGACGCGTGCGGCCAAGAATGCCAGAGAGCGCGCCATTTTCGAGCCGCACATCTGGCGGCGCATGATGCAAGCGCATAACTACATGAACCAAATGGCCGATCAGCGCGGCGACCCAGACCGCTACGACGGTCTGTTTCCCGTTGACCTGGGTAATGGCATGACGTACTATCTGCGGATTGACCCATCAAAATATTGGCCAACGTTGGGCCTTTTTATGCAGAACGACTATGCCGATCCAGAGAGCGCCAACAATGCCTTTAGCTTTGGCCTAGAGGCGGTGCGCAGCAGCGGCTTTAATCCCTATCCGTGGTTCGATGCTATAGGCAAGGCTTACAGCAATATCAAAGAGGGCAAGCCAGCGGGGCAGGATATGAGCGTAGTTGATTACGTGCCCATTGGGAAACCGCTGGCTTGGCTTGCGGCGCGGGCTGGGGTGCAATTGCCACAGTGGGCGCAACCTGGCTTTTATGAGTATAACATTGCGCGGGAACTTACAACGATGGTGAGCGAAGGCAGCATTACCGCCGACCAAGCCCAGTATGCACAGGACATTTTACGCACCTGGCGCACTGGGGAACAGATGATACCGGAGGTGCAAGCGCAGCAGGAAGCACTAAGCGCCATCCTACGCACTGCCACCGAACGGGCCGCAAACAAAGAACTGATGGCCAGCGGCAGCAGTTGGGCCACTGGCGTACAGGTGAAGCCCTTCGATCAGGACGAGCGCCAGGCCATGCAAGCCAAACAGATGTACCAGGAGCGGGCCTATAATCCTGTCTCTAATCCCTATGGAAGCGAGATGGCGCAATCAGCCACCTTTGACCAGTATCCCGAACTGTCACCGCGCTTTAGTCAAAGTGCTGTACTCAATGAGGACAACACGCGCCCAGGCGCGAGCGCTGCATTAGGCCAACGGATTGCTGAGACAAAAGACGCCAGAGATACATTGTATGGGATGGGTGACGCGGCGGTAGATGCGCTACTCAAAGCCAATCCGCAGGCGACCAAAAAGGAAATGGCAGCAGCCAGAACACAAGCGATCATCGGCAATGCCGGCCAGTTTGTTGATCCGGCAGCCCTTGACGCATGGCTAAAAGCTAACCCTGACGCCTACTATAGCGAGGTAGTCAAGTTCGTGACCGATACCATCTCGGCCAAATATCCAAGCGCTGACTTGGTAGAAGGCAGCGGCAAGCCGAAGGACTACGCGCCACTCGAACAAAAATGGAATTTCCAGGAAGACACCTTAAAGAAAGCGGCTGAACAATTCCCCTACCCCACCTTTCCCGAAGGCGGCACACCGCAACAGATAGCGGCCTACATGGAACAGAAGAAGGCAATTGATGCACAGCGCCAACAATGGATGATGCAGCAGTTGACGACCGGCGGCGCTCAGTTGATGCCGAATTGGATGAAGGGCAGTACTGCGGTGGACGCTGCACAACTGGCGACCGACCCGACCACGGCGCAAGGGCTAATTACTGAGAATAAATATCAATACGCAACAGAGGCCGAACGCAAACGCCTGGAAGAAATAGAACGGACGGGCGGCAGTGGTGGCGGCAGTGCTGTGTATAGACAGGCATACAACAACGTGGCGGGCCGCTTTGGTAAAGAAGACCTGGCGATCTGGGAGGGGTACTATAAGCTCCCCAAGGGCAGCGAAGCGCGGGAACAATACAAGCGCGACAATCCCGGCTTTAAGCTGCTTAACCTGTACGCCTACAACCGGGCCGACGTGGAGCGCGGCTTTACAGAGATAGGCATTGATGGCGCTTTGGCGTGGTCACGGATTCCCGCCTATGATGGCACGCCAGAGAACAAGGCGGCCAGAGATCAATACTTTGACGAGAATCCCAAGGCTTGGCTCTTTAACGCTTGGCTGAATGGCCGACCCGCCAACTATGACGAAACAAAGCAGGAAGGCGAGACACCCAAGTACAACTTCGGCGCCGACTATGCCGAAGCGCGCAAGCTGTTTGGGGATAACATTTGGGAGATCGCCGGCGGCTATAAGCGCGGATGGGACAAGGCACAGACCCGCGCTTACTTCCAGGCTAACCCGCAGTTAAGCGACTTCTTTGACTGGTGGTATGGTGACGATGGNNATGGCGGGTATGGTGGCGGCGGCGGCTATAGTGGTGGCAGCTACGACAAGGACGGCAAGAAACGACCAGGCTTTAACCCTTACTTCAATTCGCCCTATGTCAGTGCGGATGAAATGGACAATTACCTAATGCCCCGCGAGAACTACATCAATAAATGGCGGCCAGAGAATGCAAGCATGGCTTGGCTAAATGCGGGCCAACGTTTGGCGCCGACCGCGCCCTTAGCCAAATGGACGCCAGGGAGCAAGTGGAATAAGGGTTAGAAGAATGGTGCGAAGATAGCCCAGAGCGCCGCAATGATTGCGGCTCCTGTTGCCAGTAGGCCAAGTAGGTCAAAGATACCTGAGAAGATATTGCTTAGTCTGATCATGTATATCACTACGTAGGCAAATAAAAAAGGTTGCCGGGTAGATAGTCCCCCGATGCGACACCCGTCGCTACTATCAACCCGGCATAAGTCATAGTGTAGCATAAACCTTAAAAGGTGCAAAATGGATTGGAACGCATACGAGCAAGCAACCGGGCAGCAGCGCCCCCCCTGGATTGACGGGGTAGGCAATGTCAATTGGAACTGGAACGCCAGAGAGCCAGAAAGGCCAAGCATGTCAGGCGGGGAAGCGCGCGCCTTGGCCAACATGCCGCAGGTTGCACCTTCGGCCATGCGTGGCGGGCTGATGCCACAGCCGCAAGCGCCAGGCGTGATCAATCCCTGGCGACCGCCCAGTAATGGCCAGGCGTGGCTACAGGCCGGCGCGCAACTGCGGCCACAGGGCTTTTAATTTGCCTATTGATTTTTTTGGCGCGGGTGCGGTACACTGGTTTTGGTTCAGAATTTTCAGATTGTGTGCATGGTCCGACGATATTTGGTTAGGCGCCAAAGTGGGGGGCGGGTTCATACCCCGTCCTGTGGGTGCAAGTCTATCGCCTAGCCCTAGCCGGGAAGCGCCGGCATTTGAATAAGCACCCACCGGGGAACCAGCGGGCAACTTCTTTATAGAGGTTGTCCGCTTTTTTATTGTCCAAAAAGGGGAACACATGTTCGAGGATGAAAAGGAGTTGCAACAGGGCGAGGGAGTTGATCAGGGAGTTGGCACAGAACAGCCGACAGCCCCCGATACGACAGCCCCGCCACCTGAGCGACAGCCAGAGACTAAGGCCGAAAAGCCCAAGGTCAATCTTGATGAACTTGAAGAGTTTCGCACCTGGAAGAGCAACCAAGATAAACGGGTAGCGCAACTAGAGCGGCAGTATCAAACCCAGTGGCGCCAGGAGCAGGAGCGCCGGGCCGCCTATGAACGCCAGTTGGAAGAAAAACAATTGGCGGGGATGGATGACTACCAGAAATTGCAATACCAGTATGGCAAAGTCAGCCAGGAAAATCAGCGGCTACAGCAGGAGCGACAGCAGGACGAAATTAACCGCGCGCGCTATACCACCCTGCAGGAGATTGTCAAACAAACCGGCGTGCCAATGGAAATGATCCTTGACGCTGAGGACCCTACGCAAGCTTGGGCCACTGGTGCGGCGTACATGCGCCAGCAGTTCAGCGGGGGCCAACAGCAGCAACAGGACAAGCGTGAACGCAATGCGGTTGACCTGGGCGGCGGGCGCTCTAGTTCTCCGGTGGATGATTTGCAAGAGAAGTACAACCGCGCAATGAAGCGCTACGATACAGCGGCAGCGCTGGAAATTATGCATGAGGCGGATATGCGAGGGGTTGACCTCAAGCTATACGCCTAGGAGTAGAAAAGCAAAATGGCACAGGGCATGTTAAAAACCTTTAGCGATACAGTCACTACGCAACGGACTATCGCTAATCTGATTTTAAATATCGATCCGAACGATGTTCCCTGCCTCACCATGTTTGGTAAGGGCAAGGAAAAAAGCATTCGGATGCAGAACTTTCCTAACCACAAAGTAGAGTGGTTAGAGGATACGTTACGGGTGCGAACCTCCACCATTGGCGAAGACCTTGATGACAGTGAAACCGGCGTAGATGTGGCGGACGGCACCATGTGGCGGCCAGGGGATGTGTTGTTAGTTGATAGCGAAAAGCTTTATGTTTCGTCTATTGCCAGCAATACACTAACCGTTCTGCGCGGGTGGGGTAGTACCAGCGGCGCAGCTCACAGCAACGGAGCGACCATCACCTATCTGTTCAATGCGCGCGAAGAAGGCGACGATAGCGACGACCAACCGTATACCGTGCCTACCAACCTCTACAACTATAGCCAAATCTTCCAGGGCGAAGTAAAGGTGTCAGGCTCAGAAATGAAAGCGGTCTCCCGCTACGGTATCCCTGACAGCTACAAATATCAGATGATGAAGCTATTGGGCGGCAGCGGCGGCGGCAACGGGCGCAAAGGCAACGCGGGCGATCTGATGATCGATTTGGAGAAAACCTTCTTCTATGGTGAACGGCTGCAACGTTCGAGCGGCGTGGCCGGCGCAATGGGCGGCGTTGACACCTTTGTCACCACCAATCTTACCGCAATGGCGGGCGCGGCACTTGACCCGGTAACAATCGAAAATGCCGTTGAAGATGCCTGGGGCTATGGCGGCAAGCCTAACGTGATTGTCACGAACAGTTGGGGCCATCGCAAGATTACCAGCTTTTACCAGGGCCAAGTGCGCACCGAACGGCGCGAGGATGTGGGCGGGATTGTCATCACGACTGTACGCACCCATTTCGGCGATCTGGATATTCTGCTCAATCGCTGGTGTCCATCCAACAAAATGTACATCTTGCAGCGTGATTTACTCGGCTGGGTAACGCTGCGCGATTGGTTTGAAGAGCCATTGGCCAAGTCCGGCGACTACGTGAAAGGCCAAGTTATTGGCGAGTACTCCTTTATCATCACCAATGAAAAGGCGCACGCCATTATCAGCGGGTTCTCTACCACAACCTAAAGGGGGTGCGGCATGACCGCAATTGCGAATTATGTCGATCAGCCCTATGACGCCATCTTAGGGCAAAATCCCGAAATGCGGTGGGGCAAGAGCCTGCCCGACGGTGATGCGCGGCCATGGGTTGATTTGAAAGTCGGTAGTTTGTACGTTTACTACGACGCTACCAACGACCTGGCGAAAACGTACCGCAAGGCTAAGAACGATCAGCGCGATGACGATTGGGTTATCCTGGGTGGGTTACACTGCATTACCGAAACCGTTGCCCGTAGTCAGTTTACCGATGGCGGGTCAACCGCCGGCACCTATGCCTTGGCCGAAAAGATTCCGCAGGGCGCTTGGGTGCTGCAAACGGTGCTTGAGAATGTCACCGGGTTTACTGGCGACACAAGCGCGGTGCTGATTGTGGGCGACGGGACAGACACCGACCGCTATAACACCGGTACCCCATCCGTCTTCACTACGGTTACAGCCCTAGATATGGGCGTGCCAAGCGGGACTAAGATTCATACCGCTGAAAAAACCGTTACGCTGACGGTGACAAGCGGGGCAGACTTTACCAATGTGGCAGCGGGCCAACTGACGATCAGAATCTACTATCTGAAATAGGGGGGGCGCGTGAATACACCCGGTGGATTCTATCTAACCAAAACGTTGCAGGACGCGGCAGCAGCGACCGGCGACGGCCAAAGCCTTACGCTGGTTGGGGATGCCTACGGCGGGTTGGAGACGGTGGCGATTCAGCTTTCCGGCACCTTCACCGCGACTGTCACCTTTGAAGCGACAGTGGACGGAACCAACTGGATCGCCTTACGCGTGACACCTATCGCCACTGGCACAGTAGCGACAACGGCAACCGCGGCGGGCATATTCCAGGCGGATGTCAAAGGGCTTAAGGCAGTGCGCGCGCGCGTCTCCGCCTACACCAATGGCAATGTGACCGCCTACGCGATAGCGGTAGCCTAATGGCTATTGTCATTGAACAGTCAGTCGTAACAGCCGTCGATACGCCTAGCGGATCGGCGGCTTCTGCTAGTTGGACGCCTGGCGCAAATGAGCTTTGTTTGTGCCTGATTGCCAACCGCGGCAGCAACACGCCAGGGAACTACAACAGCGCGGTATCGGGCAATGGCCTAACTTGGGTAAACGTTCTAAACCAGGACGATACCCAAGGGCAAATCAACCTGTCCGTGTGGCGGGCGATGGGGGCCAGTCCAACAACTGGCGCAGTGACGGTAACGTTTGCGGTGGATCCTACTGCCTGTAGCTTTCAGCTTCTGCGCATTAGTGGCGTTAAACAAGGCGGCACAAATGGCAGCGCGGCGATTGGGAACACGGCCAGTGTAGATACAGGCGGCACTGACACCACACCAGCAACAACCAGCGTAACGACCACTGCCAACAATAGCCGCGTGATTGGGTTCGCGTCGGGCCGCGGCCAAACCTACACGGTTGGCAGTGGTTTTACTGCCATTGCTATCAATCAGACCGCTAACAGCGGCGGCAGTGTGGCGCGCAGCAACAGCGAGTATAAGGACGTTGCCAGCAGCGGCACGGCAACCACAACCGATTTTAGTTTGTCGGCTGCGGGCGACTGGGCCATAGCAGCGATTGAAGTTCTGATCGCCAGCGGCACCACCTACACCCAATCGAATGCTGGCACCCAGAGCAGTAGCGGCGCACTTACGCTCAAGGTATCCAAAGCTGTGGCCGGGGTGCAGAGTAGCAGCGGGGCATTAGCGCGCAAGGTGGCAAAGGCAGTAGCAGGCACACAGTCATCAGCCGGGGCGCTGGCAAGAAAAACGCTCAAGGCTGTGGCAGGCGCGCAGAGTAGCAGCGGCGCACTAGCGACCGCTATCATTCATCTGTATCAGGTGGCAATCGAAGGCATTCAAGCAAGTAGCGGCGCACTAACCCGCAAAACGTTGAAGGCATTGACGGGGGTGCAAGCCAGTCTAGGGGCATTGGCAACCTCACGATTTGGTGCGCCGGTTGCGGCTGTGCTTTTCTCCCTGGCGGAACGGGCGCGCGTCTTCTCGCTTAGTGCGCGCACGCTCCTCTTTACATTGCGAAGGAAATAACATGTTTTCGGGAACGATGAATTCAAGCGGCGCCTTGGGCGTGCGCAAACTCTATAAAAAAGCTCCCCTATGGTGGCGTATTCGCAACGGGATACGGCCATCGTATTGGGGCGGCTGGCTGGCTGTACAGGCCGCCATTGCATTTAGTTGGCTCACTAGTATTCCTACTATGCATAGCCAGCTATCTATCAAGGTGCGCCGGGCTGATGGCTGGACAATTGACTATGGTGTGGTCGGCTATCGGTCGATTACAACAGCCTTCGCTAACTTCCTGGTTGACCAGTTGCAAACCGAAGATAGTACCATTGGTGATTTTAAGTATCACGATGGGGGCGTTGGCACCACTGCGGAGAACGTGAGCAATACCACGATGGAAACCACGGACGGGGAGAGCCGCGCCACCGGCACCCAGACCGAAGGGGCCAGCGCCAACATTTACAAGAGCGTCGGCACGATCTCTTACACCAGCACGAAGGCCATTACCGAGCATGGCGTTTTTAACAATAGCACCACCGGCACCCTGCTAGACCGGACAGTCTTTTCGGCGGTAAACGTGGTGTCAGGCGATGCCATTGAGTTTACGTACCAATATACCGTAAGCACGGGTGGATAGTGGGGCGCCATGAGCAGCAAGCGCGAGTGTCAAGAGTCGCCAGTAGAACAAAGCCCAGACGAAAGCCTAGCCTATGGGGTAACAACCACCCCTTGGGGCAGCGGGCCTACGTCGGTTTCGGTTGTGGTCTGGGATGTCACGGACGGCAACAGCCCCAGTGACGTTACTGGTAGCGTCACAACGGGTAGTCAATCTGTGGCTGGGGATGTCATCACCACCAAGCGTATTCAGTCGTTGACGGTGGGCAATCAATACCGGGTTGATATTGAATTTACCGATGAGGACAGCAACACGCACGAGTGCTATTTCATTATTTACTGTAGGGACTGATGATTACACTACGCACCCAATTAGAGTTACAGCAAGGGCTTGAATATCTGGTAAGAGATACCACCAACCGGCGGTGGAGTGACCCGGAATTTTACCGCTCACTTAACCAAGCTCTGCAAGAGTGGGCGGGCCGGGTGCGCTTCCCTATGCTCTACACCATTACCAACGGGTGGAGTAGTACCGCGTATGAATACACCCTACCGGATTACATAGAGCACAACATACAGCCGCAACAAAAGCGCTTTGTGAATGAATGGCAGGTATACCCATCGGCGGATGATACTTGGGTAGATATGCACAACTGGCATATCGAGCCAAACAGCAGCGGCGGGCGCTCCATGCGAATTGATTACCTGCCCTATGCCGGGGCTGGGCGCATTCTGTATTGGGCAGAGAATGGGCCAGTGCCTACCACCATCCCCACCCTGAGCGCAGGCATTGATAGCGATGACACGAGTTTGACATTAGCCAGTAAGCCAACGATCGGGCGGGTCGGCTACATCAAGGTTGACAGCGAATGGATGGGCTACCAGGGCTATACAGAGGCGGCCAGCACGTTGACGCTTACCAACCTGACGCGCGGGCTACTGGGAACAACAGCGGCCAGCCATACCAGCAGCACAAGCGTTTATTGGGGCGTAGCCGCCGATGACACCGGGTTATATCAACAACTATCTGACAATACTCTTCACTTCCTCATGCGCTTCTGGCTGTTCAATAGCAGCAGCCGCGAGACAGGCGTATATGAAAAGCAGATGCTTTTCTATCAAGACTTGGCCAATCGGTATTGGCGGCGCTATGCGCCCAAGCGCGGGCCGCGGATGGTGTTAACGCTACAGGGAACGGGGGCATGGTGGTAGACAATATCAAGGCATGGATACGCCAGAACGTTTGGACCAAAGTAGAGGCAGACGCGCGCTATTACACCCAAGCGGCTATAACAACGCTCCTGGCTGCTCATGCGGCGCTGACGGCTGCGCATGGGGCAACCGGGGCTGTAGTCGGCACAACGAATAGTCAGACGTTGACAAATAAAACATTAACAAGTCCGGCGATCAGCGACCCGACTATTACCGGCAGTACTGGCGCATGGACGGATTTCACGTTTAATACAGGATGGGGAAATTTCGGAAGCGGCTTTGTGGAAGGCGAGTATAAAAAGGTTGGCGACCTCATTTTTCTGCGCGGGCTGGTGGGGCGTACTAGTGGAAGTGCGACCACGATTGCCACATTGCCTAGCGGCTATAGGCCACTAGCGGGGGTGCTGACAGCACAAATGAGCGACAGCGGTATTGCACGTATTGATGTGGGGAATGACGGAAACATTACGCACAATAGCGGCGGAACAACTTGGGTTTCCCTAAACATCGTTTTTAGCGTGGTATAAGGGGTGACATGCGCGGTCATATAAGGCTCGGCGCCGTTGGTGCGCTACGTGATTACATGCTGGTGGACATTCGCCAGTATCTAGAGTCAACTGCCAACCAAATGGCAGCCCAGATCGGCGGCGGGGCGGGCGATTACAATGACCTTCAATCCTGGGCGGCCTGGGTGATGGATGACTGGCGGGCCGGGTCCGGGAAAAAGGACGCGGAGTCCGGCGGCTTCCTCTTCGCCACTACCGAAACCCGTTACCCCAACCAAATGTTTCTACCGCGCCATCTTCACCTTGAGATGAAGGACGCGGGCAATGTGTACGCGTTGGATGCTTCCACCGTCACGGGCGAAGAGACAATAGGCACAGGGCAAACCAAACAGAAATGGGCCATGCGTATAGGCGGCGGCACAGGCCAAGCGTGTACAACGGCGTGGGTGTATTTGAAAAATGACGGCGCAACCTACACGGTTAGACTGTCAGGAGAGACAAGCAGCGCGCCTGGCACTAGCCTACAGACTGACAGCATTACCACCAGCACCGACCGACCCGGCTACAGTTGGTATAAGGCCAGTTGGTCAAGCCAGTCCATTACCTCCACCAACTATTGGATTAGTCTAGAGCCTAGCACTACCGGCATTGTGCCCAAGGTGGCGGGCGACCATGCTACGCCGACAAGTAAATATTACGATGGGGCCGCGTGGCAAAGCACAACCGACTATTTTGGATTAATCCTTAATCCCTTGGCCTATGATGACGCTGTGCCTAGTGATTCTTCGCAGATCGCAGAGTTTAACGATCAACTGTATGTCGTGGGGGACGGGCTGATTTACAAACGGGATGCCAGCGCGCCGGGCTGGAACAACAGCGCGGGCAGTGCAGCGGGAACACAACTGCTAGCCTTGGGCGACTATCTCTATATTGCCAACAATGTCGCCAGTGACGCGCCGAGTAATATGGCGACTGACGAGACAACTGCTAACTTTTTCGTACCAGGGACAGGCGGGGAAGTCGCTTATCTCGCGCTATGGGGCGGCTTACTCTGGGCGGCCTATGGCAACAACGTATGGTATACCGACCTCCCGGCCGCCGATGGCGCCGACTGGACAGGGCCTATCGAGGTCTCACACCCTGGCGTTACCATTACCGGGATTGCAGGCCAGGGCGACTATCTCTATGTTGCCACTACCGATGAGTTACTATACATCGGCTATGGCGACCAGGTGTTAGGGGTATCGGTATGGGGCAGCCCAAGCCCTGTGATGGGGCGGGGCATGGCGCACTATCAAGGGTCGTTGTATATCCCTAATCAGGAAGCCCTAATCCGGTGGGACGGCGCCAACATGCTCCCGATGGGGCCGGACTTAGGCGAGGGCCTACCCGATGAATACCAGGGCAACATTGCAGCGGTCACGGCCAACAACAATTGGCTGATGGTCGGTATTGACCCACGGTCGGCGGAAAGTTCAGCAACGGTGTGGGCGCACAATGGCCAGGGGTGGCATTATATCACGATGCTACCGCCGGCTATGACAATCTCCTGCCTCTACTATCGTCGTAGCAATCAACGGCTGTACATTGGCACAGATACGGGGCTTATCTTTTCCGTCTACCTGCCTGACGTGGCGGGGGTCATCGACACCACAGAGCCAGAGTACGCCCCTATCGGCTGGTTTGAAACAGACTGGTGGTATGGCGGTCTACGGGAAGTACAGAAGGATATGGAGAGCGTTTATATCCTGGGCGAAAATCTGACCGCTACGCAAAAGATTAGCGTGTACTGGCAGGATGACGAGTCAACTACCTGGGAATTGCTTGGCACGGCAACCGGTGATCGCACAGAATTGCGCTGGAGTGACTACGACACGCGCCCGAATACGCGCGGGCTAAGACTTGGCTTTCTTTTGCAGACCAATGACGCCGCACTTTCCCCTATGCTGCGGGCGGTGCGCGTCAAATATCACTCAATGGTCACCGACTGGGAACGATTCAGACTACCGATACAGGTAAGCGATCAACAAATGATGGTTGACGATGACCTGAATATTTACACCGGCAAACAACAATGGACACATATTCGGGCACTTACTAAACAGGTTCCACCCGTCATCTTTGAAGATCCCTTTGGCGTCCAGTTAGAAGTAAAAATCGTGGATGCCAGTTTCCAGATGGATAGGTACGATTACATTAACAACGAGGGGCAAGCGCGCATTAGCGGGGTGTATCATGTCACCGTTGAGCAAGTGACGCAGGACGAATATGCAGGGGCTTAGGGAGTTAAAGACTCGGAAGCTAAAAAAACGGCGCAAGAAGCTAAAAGGCTTGGGGCCATCCAATGACAGGCTGCCAGCGCTGCCTGAACCGGACCTTCCAGCGGTGCGCAACCTGGAAGATCCACAGGTACAGTATATATTGGGGTTGCTCAAGAGCAATACAACCGCTGACCTCAAATTAGCGCGGCGCTGTATCCAGTTGAAGCAAACAGAACTACCCTACGCCACTACGCCAGAGCTTATAACCTATATTTGGCTGACGGACAATCAGTACGATTTTGCCTTTCAGGTTCCGATCAATGGCGGGCGCAAGCTGGCAGGCGGTCAGGTGGTAGATTTTGTGGTGAATGTGGGGCGAGTGCTGGCATGGCCGATTGATGGAAACTACTGGCACAGCCGGGCGGACATAGCCCAGAGAGACAACGCCGCGCGGGCGCTGCTTGTTGGCCAATGGACAAGGTTTGGCCAGATTGCGGCAGTGGTTCCGATTTGGGAAAGCCAGATATATAGAGATAGGGAATACGCCTATCAAATGGCACTGGCAGGGGTAGAACTTGGTAAGTGAATTCGGGTGGATAGGATACGTGTTGCTGATGAGTGGTGATGTAAAGGGCGCAGAATTTGACCGGGTGTCTGTGGCCGGGGGACAGAGCACAGTCAATGTATACGGTGAGGACGGAAGACGAAAGCCGACAATTGAAGAGAGAGTAGAACTTTTGGAACGCTATATGTATGACGACAGCAGGAGCGGCGAGCCGGGGTTGCTCAAGTCTATGCGCTCTCAAAAATGGCAGGGCCAACTAAATAGCTATTTACTCGCTGCGATCCTGCTAATCGTGCTTAGCCAATATTGGTTTCGATAAATCGGATAAACTCCTGAATTGTCTGGACAACAACGCCGCCAGTTGGGATACGCAACACGCGATAGCCTAGCAGGGCGGCGGCGTTGTATTTCTCAATGTCATTAATGAAACCGAGGCCACGCGTATGTCTGCCCTTGCTCCATACCCCCCCCTCCAGTTCAATCAGCACCTTTGTTTTTTCGTGGCAGTAGTCGGCGCGCCACTTACGATCAGGATGAAACTTATATTCCCTGAGTAGGAGCGGGCCGCCAAGGTCTTCCCACATACGTTCAAACTTTGCGGCCAGGGGGTTAGCGTCCGGTACAGGTGTGAGAAAAGACGGCGCCGGGACACTGACGACAGTAGCGGGAACGGTGTACACCTCTCCGTTTGGTTGGCGAACCTCTAGCCGAATAGCAGGATTTTTGCGCAACAGATTATTAAATTCTTCCTGTGTCATCTACCACCACCTCGCTAATTCTTCTACTACTTCTCGCGCCATGGGCTGTCCCCATTTCGATACAATATACTCGGCTATCTCAAAGGCTTTGACAGGCTCCGGTATCTCTATCGCTATCTCCTGGTGACAGAACGGGGGTTCGTCGTCGTCGTCGGGATAATCAAAGTCTTCCGTATACTGGTAGTCAATGGGGTCTGGTTGCGGGTCGTGGTCGGGGCCGGTGCTGTAATGGTGGTCACACAACAGGCGGCCACTTACGCCAATGCGGGTCGCGTCGGTGCTGCGCCCCTCTTCCCGGCACTGGTAGCACTGCGGGTAAGGGAACGGCGGCGGGGCGGGCGGGTGCTGCCCCACTTGGCTAAGGGTCGCGACCCGAACGGCGCGCAGTTCAGCCCTAAGCTTGCCTGTGCTCCATCGTTCCTCATGGCATTTGAATAGCCATTCGGCTTGTTCTTCCGCCCCAAGTCCTAACACTTCCACAGCATGAGAGACAGATAACCCGTAGTTGGAGGCAATGGTGGCGGCATGATTGTGCATTACACTATGATAGTTGCGGATCGTCTGCTCGGCGCGGTCTAACTGGATAGCTAAATCTTCGGCGGTTATCTTGTATTCATCCATGCCCCAACTAATCCAGCGCGCCAGTTGCCAACCTGCACCGCGCTCTAGGCTAGCCAATTCCCTAACCTTCTCCCACCAGTCATTTTGTGTTTCTGGTGTGGCGTCCAGCCAAGGCGCTACATGTTCCAAGATTCTACTCATGACAACACCTCCATCAAGTGACGCCCAATGTATTCGGTGTAAGCCGGTGGTATGGCTTGAGATAGTTCGGCGCGGCTCATCCATTCAATGCCCATTGCCCGCTTCCCGTTGGCTATCCCCGAAAAGTTACCGGTCACGGTTAGGTATTGCCGCTCTTCTGTGACTGGTCGGCCTTGCTTTGCTGCCTTGCCATACACGGTATGGGTTGCATGGGGTGGGGCGAGTAGGAAAAAGCTTGTCTCAAATTTGCGGTGCCGGAAAGTCTTCAACCCAAACATGGTGCCGCACAGCAACACATCATCGATGAGTGGCGCGTCTTCTACATTCTCAATCACATAGGGTTTGCCGGTCGCCCGGAGTACAGCGCGTACCTCGTCAATCATCAACGGGTATTTCTTGCCGGTAACGTGGCGCATTCGGCTATAGCCCTGGCACGGCGGGCTTGCATGAATGGCGTCGAACTCATGGCCGTGCTTCGCCACATATTCCAGGGCGTCACCTTGCACAAACTGGAACGGGTAGCGCGGCTGTGGTTTAATGTCCACCCCTACCACGTCAAACCCTGCGCGGTAATAGCCCATTGCTGCGCCGCCAGCACAGCAAAACAAGTCTAATAACTTTGGTCTACTCATATAAGCTACCCCTTTCATGGTGTACCATTGGGCAAAAAAATCATTCGCCAGTTTGGCGGCGTAGGCTCTTAATTAAGTTGGCTTGGTCGTCAAGTCGGCGTTGTTGTTCCAGGATCGTAGCTTGCATATCCGCAATTACACTGTTCATGTGGCGTATTAAATCAGGATAAGCGCGCCACTCTTCAAGCAACAGGTAGCCAAGCGCTGTATACTCGGCGGCCTGGGCTGGCGTGCTAGCATAGCCTAAGTCTACGATGTTGACCGGGTGTTTCAACGTGACGTAAATCATACCCCTCCCCTAGCGCAGCATGTATCGCTGCTCAACTACTTGATAGACTTTGCCTGCGCGTATCTCTACACGAAAACTGGTTCCTTTGTGAATGGCTGGCATCCCTGCGCTACTGGCATAGCCTGCCAGATCCGGCACGGTGCGTAGGCGCTCGTTGCCGCGCGTCATTGTCTTTGCGTATTTGCGTTTTGCCATGATTGGGTTACTCCTTTGGCAATAAGGCCAGCTTCCGTTTCGGTGTAGCCAGCAACAACGGCCATATGATAGGCGGCGGGCGGGGCTACCTGCTGACGGGCCAGGTGGCGGGCGGCGATGGCTGCCTCTTTCTGCTGGCGGGTGCGCTGTGCGTCCAGCCAGGGCCGGGCGTGTGGGGCAGGGGATAGAATCCAGCGAAGTGTTTCGGCGTCTGTCCAGTCGGGATGGATGACGGCCAGCAGGCGGCGGCGGGCGGCGATGGTATCAGCGATGGTCTGCGCCTTGCGTGCCACTACTCTGGGCTTCTCGGCCATGTCCATTTGAATCTCTGCACGGCGCTGCATCTCGGCGAAAGCGCGCTCTCGGCGTTCGGCCGACAGTCGGTAAGTCTTGAGTTGGGGTCGCAAATTGTCAATCTTCGCCCACCCGTCAGGGTCTAGGTAGAAAGTCTTGGGCTGGCGTGGGTATTCCCGTTCCGAGTAAATTACTTCCAGTTCCTCAAGCCGGCGACAAATGCGCCCTATCCCCCCTAGCGACTTCTCACATTCGGCTTGTAGCTCTTGCCGCGTCCATCCCTCCCCCCCTGCCAGGATGTCCAGTACTCTAAGGGCTGACTCCCCCAGTCCTG